ATTAAAGCTGTAAAAGATAGATTACAAAAACCAGATGCAGAAAATGGTTATGTGTTTGATGGTTTTCCTCGTAATGTTGAACAAGCAAAACGAATGGAAGAAGAAGGTATTGAATATGACAATGTAGTTAATCTTGTAGTAAGTGAAGAAGAAATTATTAGAAGATTAACAGCAAGAGGTAGAGAAGACGATAAACCTGAAATCATTAAAAAGAGATTAGCTGTTTATGAAAAAGAAACTAGACCTCTATTAGATTATTATAAGAATGAAATAATAAATATTAAAGCAGAAGGCAGTACACCTGAAGCGATAGCAAACGAAATAATTAAGAAAGTAAAATGAAGACATTTAACGAATTAAAAAATATAACTTTAAATGAAGGCCTTTACGACCCTAATATTTTCAAGGCTTTCTTTTTAGCAGGTGGTCCTGGTTCTGGTAAAACATTTGTAACGAGAAGTGCATTTGCAGGAACAGGTTTAAAAGTAATTAACTCAGATAACGCATTTGAAAGAGGTCTTAAAAAGGCTGGTCTTTCATTAAAGATGCCAGAAGATGAAGCAGAATCCAGAGATATGGTTCGTGCAAGAGCAAAAGCAACTACAAGTAATATGCAAGACTTAGCAATACAAGGCAGATTAGGTTTAGTTATTGATGGTACTGGTAGAGATTACGATAAAATTGCATATCAAACAAGAACTTTAAAAGAACTTGGCTATGATTGTTATATGGTATTTGTAAATACAAGTTTAGAAGTTGCATTAGAAAGAAACGCAAAAAGAGAAAGAAGTGTACCAGAATATATTACAACATCATCTTGGAAAGGTGTTCAAGCAAATATTGGTAAGTTTCAAAACTTATTTGGTGTTGGCAATATGGTCATTATTGATAATAGTAAATCAGACCAAGAATTGGTATCACAAGTAATGAACAAAGTAGGTAAAGCAGTTAGAAAATTATTAACACAACCAATTAAGTCATACACAGCAAAAAGATGGATGGCTACAGAAAGAAAAGCAAAGAGAAGATAATGAAAAACTTTAAGGATTACATTTTAGAAAGTATCATTGACATACCAAGAAGGACTTATGCGCCTAAGGTATTTGATGATGCTGATACTAAAAATCCTAAGATTAAAGATAGTGTTAAACAACAGATTGAAACTCAATTAAAAGAGTTTGAATCAGAATATCCTATTATCAAAACATCTTTAATCGGCTCAATCTTAACGAAAAGGTATAGAAATGACGCTGATTTGGACATTAATGTATTATTTGATGTGCCGGCTGAAAAACAAGAAGACGAAAGAGTAAGACTTTCTAAAAAATATTTGTCTGCTTCTAATACAGATAACATACAAGGTAAATTAATTCCAGGTTCTGAACACCCAATTAATTATTATTTTATTACTGATAAGGAAACATATGATAATCAGAATAAAAAGGCAGACGCAGTTTTCGACATTGACAGTAACAAGTTTGTTAAAAGACCAGAAGACTTTGTATTTGATGTTAATTTGTATATCAAAGAATTCGATAAAAAAGTACAAGAGATGGACATTATCAAAGGTGAATTAAAAAGAGATATTATTGATTATGATGAACTTACAGAATTATCTCCTGAAGATGTACTAAACTTACAAGATAAAATTAATGACAAGTTAGAAGAAATCGAAGACAGTATTAATGACATTGTAAAAATAGGTGATGGTGTTGATGCAGATAGAAGAGCTGCATTTGATAAAGATATGTCACCAGATGAAATTAGAACTTACGGTGTAAAAAACAGATTACCTAAAAATGTAATCTATAAGATGTTAGAAAAATATCATTATTTAAAATTCTATAAGAATTGTAAAAAGATTTTAGATGATGGCCAAGTAACAGATGCAGAAATAGATAGTTTGAAAAAAGAAGAAACAATCATGGAAGCAAAGAGTGTTGCATTTACTTTTGGTCGATTTAATCCACCAACTATAGGCCATGAAAAATTAATTAATAAAGTTAAGTCATTACCTACTAACGATTACAAAATTTATTTAAGTCGAAGTAATGACCCTAAAAAGAATCCATTAACACCACAACAAAAACTTGGTTATATGAAAAAGATGTTTCCAACTCACGCAAGAAACATTGAAATCAATACAACTAATATGGTGTTAGATATTGCTACAAACTTATATAACAAAGGTTACAAAGAAGTAACTATGGTAGTAGGTAGTGATAGAGTAAGAGAATTTGACACAATACTGAAAAAATACAATGATGTAAAATCTCGTCATGGTTACTATAACTTTGATAAGATTAATGTTGTATCTGCCGGCGAAAGGGATCCTGACGCTGAGGGTGCAGTTGGTATGAGTGCAAGTAAGATGAGAGCAGCTGCAACTAAGGGTGATTTAACATCTTTTAGAAAAGGATTACCTAGTGGGGTTGACGCTGAAAAATTAATGAAAGATGTTCGAAAAGGTATGAGATTGGCCGCTAGTTTTGGTGGCATGATGCAAGTAGGAACAGGTGCAAGACCAGTTGTTTCACTTGAAGAATTTGAACAGAATCAAATAAGAGACCTTTACATTAGAGAAATGATATTTAATATCGGTGATAAGGTCAATAATGTTAAAGAAGACATGGAAGGCAAAGTAGTTAGACGAGGTACTAATTATGTTGTCTTAGAAGATAATAATAATAATTTACACAAGTGTTGGATTTGGGATTGTATTCCTGTCGCAGCTGATAGAGAAGTAGAAATTAGAGAATTTAATTTAGATGTTGATTATGGATTTGAGGCCGTATCTGAGAAGAAATCAGAATACGGACATACTGATAGTTTACCACAAGATAGAGATGTGAAGAAACAAAAAGGTACTCAACCTAAGAAGTATTATAAAAGTCTATCTAAAGATACTAAAGATAAGAGAGCTGCTCATTTCAGAAATACAGATACTACAAAGAATGATAACGACCCAGCACCTGGTGACAAAAAAGCGAAAACTAAACCAAGTAAACATACACAAAAATTTAAGAAAATGTTTGGTGAGTTAAAACAGGATTTAGCAGACGCTTGTTGGAAAGGTTTTAAACAAGTTGGTATGAAGAATAAAAATGGAAAACAGGTACCTAATTGCGTACCTGAAGCTACAGATATAGGGCAGGATTATGCTAAACATACTTCTACTGTTACTCCTGGTGAGCCTAATTTCGCTGGTTATGAGAATCCTACTTACACTCCTGCTAAGGAAGGTTCTGGAGAACAGATTATTAAGAAGAAAATCAAAGGTTTCCTTGAAAGAGAAAGAGATGATACGCCAAATGAAAAAGATATAAAAGAGTGGGCTCTTTCAGATGAGGTAATAGATAAATATAAGCAACGATATGCAGACGAGTGGAAAGCGAAACTGGATGAAGTCGTTAACAAAATGATAGGTAAATTATAATGTTAAGTTTTGCAGACTATAAAGATAGAATTAGTAAATCGGTTCACTACCATGTAGAGAACAAAATACCTTTTGCTGAGAATATCTATAGGTTACATAGTGAAGAATTTTACAGGTTGTTTAGAGAGGCTAGAGAATTATACAATGATGGCCTTTTAACTGAGATTTCAGATTGGGATAAACAACTATTAGAAACTGATATTGGTGAGTTTGGTCTTTATGAAAACGAAAAAGTACCATTAGATATACCAATTGAAGAAGAAGAAAAGAATCCGCCTTTGAATAAACCAAAAAGAGGTGGACCTAAGAAGTTTTATGTATTCGTCAAAGATGGTGACAAGATTAAGAAAGTCACTTGGGGCGATACAACTGGATTATCAGTTAAGTTGAAAAATCCAGAGGCCAGAAAATCTTTTGCGGCTAGACACAAATGTGACCAGCAAAAAGATAAAACAAAGGCCGCATATTGGGCTTGTAATTTGCCACGATATGCAAAGAGTTTGGGTATGTCAGGAGGAGGTAACTTCTATTGGTAAAACCATATGAAGACCAACTGAATTTACTTGATAAGAAGTTTGTTCGTACTTTTCATAATGCAGAAAGTGAAGAACTAATTTGGCATAGAGATGCTAAAAACAGAACTGTTAGAGTTTTGGAAAGTGACGGCTGGAAACTTCAAATGGATAATGAACTACCGTTTGAAATGAAACCTGGCCATTTGTTAGAAATAGAAAAAGAAACTTATCACCGTTTACATAAAGGAAATGGTGAACTAATTATAGAGATAGAGGAACATGAGTAGATATAGAAAAACATTTAGAGAGGCACTTTCAGAAGTAAGAGGTGTGTCTAATTTAAAAGAATTTAAAAAGATGACTGTCACTTTTACAAGTATGGACAGAATGGCAAAGGCATCTACAGATTTAGCAAAAAAAGGTTTTACAATTGATGCAAAAGGTTTAGTAATGAAAGTTGACGGCAAAGGTGCAGATTTAAACAAGTATGCAGCTGACCTTAAAAACTTTTATGGTGCATCAAAAATTATTGCTGAACAAGATGAAAAAGACCATGAAATTTCTATGGCTCGTGGAGAATTAGAAGCTATCGCTGATAAAGCAATGAAGTTATCCTCATCACTTCAAGGCAAATCAGATGACGGCAATCCATTAGAAGCTTGGGTGCAATCTAAAATTACAAAAGCAAAAGACTATATCAACTCAGTTGCTGATTATATGATGTATAATCCTGATATGGCAAATGAAAGTCACGGTCCTACAGTTTACTCAAATGATAAGGGTAAAATCGAAATCGTTGACGGAGAGTTTCATGTTTACAAAGGTGATGCAAAAACGCATCATAAAACTTTAGATGATGCTAAAATGGAATTAGGCGAAGCATTTAGTGATGCTCAAGTAGCACAATTAAAGAAAGCATATGCACCTATGAAAGGTCAAAAGATTTCTTTAGACAATGCAAATAAACTTATGGGCATCTTTAATAAGTTTGACCACGACAAAGGCGCTTTAGAAAAATTAGTTAAAGCAAAAATACCTTTTGTATCAGACTTAGCAGTAAGTAGATTGATTTCAAAACACAATTATAAAGCTGATAAACTAAAACAATTAAAAGCAGGTTATATGTCTGAGGGTACAATGATTGGTGGTGTCATCAAGCATCCTGGTCAACCATCTGCTGAATATGGTAAAGCAAGAACTCAATACAGAACATTCATGTCAAAACCACAACCAGCTAAAGGCGCTGAAGATAAAGTATTGAAGTTTGTGTTTGATGATGAATTATTAGATGATTTATATGACACAGCTAAAAAGAATCCTACTAAAGATGTTAGACCAATGGTCAAAGCAAGATTAATGAAGTTAGGTGTGAAAGAAGAATTAGAAGAAGCTACAGATGCAGACAAAGATGTTGAAACTGATGGTGTAGAAATTGCAAAAATCAGAGCTGCAAGAGATAAAGAAGATAAAAAAGAAACATCTAGTTTAGAAAAAGAAGTTGAAAAGAAAGATAATGAAATTGCAATGTTAAAAACTAAATTAGAAAACGAAAAGAATAAAGCAGTTAAACCAGAACCAAATCCAAATACAGGTGAAATACCTTTAAAGGTTGGTGTTGCATATAAGATTCTAAGAGATAAAATGAAAAAAGAAAAAGAAGAAGTGAAAGAAGAATCTATTGATGAGTTTACTAAAAAAGATTACAGAAAAAACGAAGACGAAAATGAACATTCATTAAACGCATTAGAGTTAGTGAAGAAGTTTGGTACACCGTCTGAAATTAAAGATATGCAAGGTATCTATGATAGACATATGAAAAGAGGTCATATCACAGAACCAGATTATTCAAAAAGAAACGCATATGATAAGAAATACTATTCTAAATTAAGAGAAAGTGTTGAAGAAGGCCGTATGTCTGACATTGATGCAATGAGAAAAAAAGGTGCATCAGCGGCTAAGATTGCAAAAGAACTTGGTTTAGATGTAAAAATCGTAAAAGATATTTTAGGCGAAAATACAAATCATCCAGCAAAAGAGTTGTATGAAAGTATTGAAGCTGTGAAGAAGAAGGCAGAAAAAAGTGGTATGCCTTATTCTATATTGAAACAAGTATATGATAGAGGTATGGCTGCATGGAGAGGTGGACACCGACCAGGCGCTACACAAGTACAATGGGCTTTAGCTCGTGTAAATTCATTCGTAACAAAATCCTCAGGAACATGGGGAGGCGCTGACAAAGACTTAGCTGCCAAAGTAAAAGGAGAATAAGATGAGTTACTTTAATACAAAAGCAGGTAGCGTTGAAGAAGCAGTAAAAGGTTTATCGAAAGACCTAAACGACAGCGCTTACCAAGATATGTTCAAAAAAGAACTAGAAAAAACTGGTAAAGGCATTGGTTCAATGTCACCAAAAGAGAAAAAAGATTTCTTTAATATGATTGACAAAAAGTATAGTGCTAAAACTGAGGAGTTAAGTGCTGCTCAAAAGAAACTACCACCAGCATTACAAAAAGCAATCAAAGATAAAGAAGATAAAAAAGAAGAAGTGAGTGAAGGTGGTCCAGGTTCAGGACCTCAAAAAGGTGGTGCTAAAAAAAGTAATTTTACTAGCGCTCAAATTAAACAAGCATATGGAATTTTAAACGACCCTCGTTACAAACAAGGTAATTATTCTGGTGCATTTAAAACAATTAACAAAGTTTCACCAGGTTTAGCTGACCATCCAGATGTGAAGAAAGCATTAAAAAGAGCCAACGAAGAAGTTGAAATTGAAAAGTTAAAAGAAGATGTATCAAAGTTAATTGAAACACATACTTTTAGAGCTAAACCTATGAATAAAAAACAAAAAGATGCAGATGGTGAAAAAGAAATCATCAATCCTGTAAAAGATGAAACAGGTGGTGTCAAAGAAGAAAAAGCAAAAATGTCTGAGCAGACAGCTAAAAACTTTGACCTCTACAGGTCTATTCATAGTGTATGGTCAAATGCGGCTGAAGACTTAGAAGAAGTAAAAAAGAACGCTAAGTATATGAAAGCACAAGATGTCGCACCTGATAATGATGCGGATGAAGACGAATCAGAAAAAGATAAGAAGAAAACAATGATTAATTCGCAGAAAACTAAGGTGGATACATCACCAGAAATAGAATATCAGAAATAAACCATTGATTTCCAACGAAAAATAAAGCAAAAAAAGCGCTTGCCATAGGGCTAGGTATATGTTAGTATATAGTATAAATGATAAAGGACAAACACTATGAATAACTTACCACGAATATACCTAGACATGGACGGTGTTCTATTTGATTTCGTAAAGAACATTGAACAAACTACAGGTATGTCTATTAATCAATGGACAAACCTAGGTAGAAAAGAGCGTTGGGATCCAATTATCGCAAAGAAAGATTTTTGGTCAAAAGGTCCTTGGTTGAATGAGGGTAAAAAATTATACAACTTTGTTAAGAAGTATAAACCTCATATATTAAGTGCTTATGTAGAACACGCACATGACCCAAATTGCATTCCAGGCAAAACACAATGGGCTATGCAAAACACTAATATTGATAGAAGTAAAATCAATCTAGTGATGAGAAGTCAAAAGAAAGACTATGCTAAAGTAGCTGGTCAACCTGCCATTCTTATAGATGATTACGAGAAAAACACCAAAGAGTTTACTCAAAGAGGTGGTATCGGAATCACATTCAAAAACGCTAATCAAACAATCGCCGAACTTAAAAAACTAGGCTTCTAATACTTTCCCTTATAAATATAGGTACTATAGTAAAACTGTGAGTACCTATTTTTTTAACAAAGGGAGAGAATAATATGTCAAGTTGGGGAAGATTAGACCAAGCCGATAACGCACCGTTATGGGCTGGTAATCAATTAGGATTAGCACCTTCAGATGCAAACAGAACAGATTTGTTCGAAGATGCTACAGCAGATAATTTCATTACAGGCATGACAATTGGTTTATACAATTACAATGCTTCTGATTTATCTAGTGACGCAGCTTCACACACAGGTTGGAACTTGAAGTTTATCAAAGGCTCAAGAACTTACTACGAGTGTTTAGTTGTTTTAGCTAATCCTGCTTAATTAATTAAGTAAAACAAAGTGGTGGCCGTTTGGCCACCTCTTATAAATATATTAACAAAGTGGTCCGTGTAGATGCACGGAGTAGCATTCCCTCAAATGAGGGTTAACAGGAGAAAAAATGGCAGATAAAAAAATCAGCGCCTTAACAGACTTAGGCGACAATTTAGCAAGTGCAGACTTATTCCATGTTGTGGATGACCCAGCAGGAACACCAGTCAATAAAAAAGTTTCAGCTGAAGATGTATTCAACAATATACCAAGTTGGTTAGGTTTAGCACAAACTTCTCAATCAATTACAGCAGACGGTTCAACTACAACAGCAGTTAATATTACAACAGCTGTTACAGAAATCAATGCTACATCAGCAACACATTCTTGTGGCTTGGCTGATGGTAATGACGGTCAGATTAAGATTATTTTAAATACATCTACATCTGGTACTAATGCAATCACAATTACACCATCAAACTTAGCAGGATTTTCAACTATTTCGTTGAACGCACCTGGCGAAAGTGCAGTTTGTATTTTCAAAAACTCAAACTGGTATGTAATTGGTGGATATAATCCAGCATTAGCTTAATATATAATAACGAGGAGAATATTTTATGTCTATAGAAACAAATGACTTGACGGCAGAACGAGAAGTCTTAGTGAAAGATTTTGAAGCTTTGTCACAAAGGATTAAACAAGTTGACGCAGAATTAATCCAAATGAAAAGTAATTTAAATGCTGTTCATGGTGCAATTCAACAAGTCGATAAGTTAATTAAACTTTCTGAAACCAACGGTAAAGATAAAATGCCGAAGGAAAAAGAAGAGGCGCTTAAAATAGCGACAAGCTAATGAAAAAATTTAAGACTTATATAAGTGAATTAAATTTAAATGATTTTGAAGAAGATGTGTTGAAAGAAACACCGCCTAATACTGCTGACGCAATGAAAAGATACAAAGCAGGTAAGGCCGGTTTTACTGACAAGGCACATTTGAAAGCAAAAGGTTTGATTGCTCGTAGTGATGGAACAAAGCGAAAATCAGACAAATACAAATAAAGAGGAAAAAAATGAAAACATTTAAACATTACATTAAGGAAGCTGCTTCAGGTGATGCAACGATTGGTGTAGGCTCAGCCGACACACATCAGCAACCAGTAGAAGACGGTTCTATCGGTGTTCATAACATTGATAACGCAGATGTCCTTAAAAGAGTAAATGCTTTTGTTGGTTCTATCGCAGAAAGAGAATACATGAATCCTCAGGCTGCAGTTGAACAACTAAAAGAAAAACTAGCAAGAATAGGCCTAGAAGTAGGCGAAATTGATTTAAGTGGTGACAACGGCAAAGTAACTGCTGAAGTAACACAATTCGGTGGAAGATTTGGTAAAGATGTTGATGGTGCCGATATTGATGATGATGGTATATCTCATAGAAAAGAAGGTGGACTAAAGTTAGAAGTAACTTACGAAACCTTACAAACAGGTTCATCAAAAGTTTACGCCAAGTTAGTTTAATAACTATAGGTGTATTGATGTTCAAAGAGATTACGAAAGATAATTGGTTATTGTTTGCACAGCAAAATTATGATAATCCTACCTTAGCAAAGGAACAGGAGTTTTATGATGATATTAAGCGATTTAAATATTTGAAAAGACTCTTTCGTAAATATAAGGTAACAGGTAATTTAAAACATAGATTAGTTTTAAATCATATTATTGTTTTAAATAATGTATTTGGTGTAGAAGCGGCCTGTACTTTACTATTATTCAAAATGGATAAACAGTATTGGTCTTTTTTGAAATCTTTTTTGAATTATCTCAACTATCTATATCCACATGAATTAAATGAGATTGCTGAAGACATGAATATTAAAAATCAATTAAAGGAATTATAATGGCGAGTAGAGCAATAGATTTTTTAATAACTTATCGAATTGTAAAGTTATTAGTAACACCTTTTAATAAGCAAGAGGCTTATGCTACAGGTATTATTGATGACCAAGGTAAAGTATTAAAAAAATATAAAGATTTAAGAACAGAAAAAGAAAGAAAATCTTATACTTTACTTCACCGTTTTGTATTTAATTTAAAACGAATTCTAAAAAGAGTTGGTTTAGGAAGTAAACTTGGTTCCTTAGGTGTTGCATTGGCTTTAATGATTAAAGAAGATAAGTCATATGCACAACATAAAACATTAATCGAACAGACAGTAATCAAATATTTAAAAGACGAAGGTCTGTACGAAGATATTTTAAACGAAAGTAGAGAAATACCAGATATTGAAGAAGACCCTTACATGGTTTGTTTTGGTGTAAGTGTTTATGAAAAAGATGGAGAACTGGTATCGGAGTACGATTATGCCAAAACACTATAAAGAAATGATTGATGAAATCATCAATAAGATGGACGAAGACGCTCCAGCAAATGCAGTTGGTACAGGTGCTAATGTAGCATTACCACCATCACATGAGCCAGGTGTTAAAAAGAAAAAGAAAGATGATGTCGTCATGGACTTTAAAAAAAGAATGACAGAAAGTGATGACAATAATAATGTGGTTTTAAAAGGCATCTTAGATAAATTGGACAAGATTGATGAATCTATTGATAAATTAAATGGTGTTGAAAAAAACAAAATTGAATTTGTAGAGGAAGAAAACGAGTACAAGTCTTTTAGAGATAAGTATAATGCCAAAGACATTTAAAGAATATTTGGGTGGTTTTAGATTAGGTTATTATGATAACATAGAACCTATGGCTTCACTTGGTGACATTCCACCAAAAGGTCAGGCAGGTAAAGACAGTAGAGGCGTTGGTCTACACGCAAACTATTCATCACAGGCCGCTGGTACAATTAAGCCCATGTTAACAGCGAGTGCAAAAAAACTTCAACAAAAGAACTGGAAAGAAAAAGGTCACGGACCTTACAGAAAAGAAGAAGTTGAAGAAGATACTAAAAGAATTCCAAGAAAACCTGGTCAAAAGGCCGGTTCAGATAAACATTCAGACTTATACACAGATGAAAATCCAAAAGGCACAATACACGGCCTAGGTTTTGTTGATAAAGAAACGGCAGAAAAGTCAGTTAATATAATTAAAAGGTCTGGTAAAACTCATGCACACAAAATTCAAGCTGCTATTGCAATGTCACAAAGAGCAAAAGTAGCAAGTGAAAGAGCAAAGAATAGTGAAACAAAAAGTAGATTAAGTAATGCTCATTTAGTATATCAAAAATATATAGATAGTGTAAAAAAGAAGGACTAATATGGAACTAATATTAACATTAGCAATGAAATTCTGGCAATGGACAGTTTTAATTGCTTTAATTATAATCGGTT